GCCGGTCAGCCACTGGTTGATGTCGCCGATCTTGTTCCTGTCGGCCTTGATCAGCTTCTCCAGCCGGGCGGCCTCGTGGTGCAGCTTGTGGGCCTTCGCCGCGGTCAGGTCGATCTCCAGAACCTTCAGCTTCTGCCGCAGCGAGGTCCGGTAGGCGGTGACGTTGGCCTTATGGGTCTCGAAGATCCTCAGCAGATGGTGGGCGGCCTGCGCGTACAGCTTGTAGAGCTTGTGGTCCTTCTTGCTGAGCCCGGGCGCCTTGGACAGGGCCAGGTCCTGCGCGTACTCCCGGGAGGTTTTCTCGATCTCCCGGTTCAGGACGTTGGAGTGGTGGATCTTCATCAGGGCCTTGCCGGCCTTGATCTCGCCCGCGAGCTTCTCCCGCCGGATCTCGCCAGGGCCGGGGAAGCTGTCCTTCCCGGTGATCCACTTGTTAATGGCGCCGATGATCTTCTGGTCGTGGCCGATCAGGTGCTTAAGCCGGGTGACTTCCTTCGGCAGGTGGTTGTGCTTCGCCGCGGTGATGTCCCGCCCGTAGATGACGTCCTGGTGCTTCAGCAGCGTCCGGTAGGCCCGCACCGCGGCCAGGTTGTGGGTCAGGTGCGCCAGTTCCTTCGCGGCCTTGTCAGCCAGGGCCTTGAAGTGCTTGTGCGTGGCCGCGGACAGGCCCGGCGCCGTGGACAGGTCCAGATCCTGGCGGTGGGTGGTCCGCGCGGCGCTGATCCGCGTCAGCAGCCGGCCGGTGTGATGGTGGCGCATCAGCTTCTCGGCCAGCTTGATCAGCGAATCGTGCTTCTGCGCCGCGGTCAGCGCGTCCGGCGTTCCGCTCGCGTACCCGCGGGTGACCTTCACCGACATGCCGTGCGGCAGCACTGTCTCGCCGCCGGCGAAGCGGACCAGCTCGGGGCCGCGCTCGCCTACCCACGCCCAGCCCGGCCGGGCGCCGCCACGGCCGGTGCCCTTCGCGTACCAGCCGTGCGACGTCTCGTGGGACCAGGCACCCTCAGGCGAGCCGTAGCGGCCGGCTATATAGCCCAGGCCCCAGCTGATCTGCGCCGAAGCCGACGACGTGGGCGGGTTGGCTGCCGCCCCCATCTTGCTGGCCGGCAGCGCCTGGGGGATGCCGTACGCGCCCGATGAGGGGTTGCGCGCCAGCCGGTTCCACCCTGATTCGCGGGTCCACAGCTCGTTCAGCGCGGTCCACTGGCCGCCCGTCCAGCCCCTCGCGGCGGCCATCTGCCGGCCCAGGTTCACGGCCGCGCCCGAGGACAGCGGGCCGCTCGCCGCGGCAGCGGCCTGCTTGATCCCCGCCGCAGTCGCCCTGGCGGTGGCCTGCTCGAGTGCGGCCAGCGTCGCCTTGTCCATGCGGACCAGGAAGCCGCCCAGGCCCTTCGCGGTGCCGGTGTAGGAGCCCACGACGCCGCCGGCGGCGAAGCCGGGCAGCGTGCCGCGCAGGTGATCGACCGCGCCGGAGTTCACGACGTGGGCGGGCACGACCAGCTCGCCCCGCGACACCCGGGCCAGGACGTCATCAGCGGCCGGCCCGGTCCCGGCGGTGATCAGGCCGCCGCGGGCGAAGTTCTTGAGGTGCTGGCCGCCGGAGGCGGTCAGGTTGGAGACCCGGAACGACCCGGAAGCGTCAACGGTGATCTTCGCGTGCACCGACTTGATCTGCTTCAGCGCGTCGCGCAGCGCGTTGACTTCCTGGGCGGCGAACTTGCTGTGCGCGGCGTGGGTCTGCAGCCATTTGATCTGGTCGCGGATCGTCTGGGTGGCTGTGCGCACGCCGCCGGTGGTGTTGCGCTCCTGCTGGGCGAACGCGATGGCCTGCTGGGTGGACTGCAGGACGGCCTGCTTGGCGGCCAGCGCCGCGTTGCTGTTGCCTTTCAGCCCCGTCGTGCTGGCATTGATCGCCTGCGTGGCCTGCCGCTGGGACTGCCGCCAGGCCAGCAGGTCAGCCTGCCCGGCCAGGAGCTTGCTGTTGACGGTAGCCAGCGCACCGGAGAACGCGGTACTCGCGCCTGCCGCCTGATAGGAGGCCAGCTGGGCTTTGGTCAGCCCAGCGGCGTAATTGGACACCTTCCGGAACGCGGCCTGCCCGGTCTCCCCGGAGGCGGCCAGCGCCTGGGCGGTTACCCCGGACTTGGCTGCCAGTGCCTCGGCGCCGTTGCGGGTCAGCGCGTACTCGCCCTGCAGGGTGGACAGCGCGCCGTCGAGCCGGTCCGCGGTCTGCGACGCCTGCACGTGCACCTTGTTCACCGCGCCGAGCGTCGTGGAATACGCGGCGGCGCCCACCCGCACCGAGTAGTACGAGGGCACGCTGTCGCGGATCGCGCGGCCCAGCTTCGTCTGGCTGTACTGGGTTGCGACCGTCTGGGCGGCCAGCTTCCGGTAACCGGCGACGTTGAACCCGACTGCGCCATCCTGCTGGGCCATCTTGTTCGTGACATCGGTGATCGACCCGCCGAAGCGCAGCAGGGCGGCTGTCAGCGCGCCGACCGCGACCACCCCGCCGGCCACCCAGACCAGCGGGTTAACCGCGGCCAGCGCGGCGCCGGCGACCGCTGCGGCGGATTCGGCGGCGGTCAGGCCGCCCATGGCCACCGTTGCGCCCTCGGCGCCGACCGCGAACGTGGTTTCGGCCGCTGCGGTTCCCTCGGCCGCGGCGGCAAGCTTGAGCTGCGCCGCGGCCATCCGGCCGATCCCGCCCGCGCTGGCCGCGTTGAGGGTTTTCTGCACCGCCGCTGCAGCCATGGCCGCCGACGAAAACGCCTTCACCCCGGCGGCAGCCCCGGCCAGCCCGGTGACAGCGGAGATGACCACACCCAGGCCCTTGCCGGCGATGGAGATCGCCGTGACCCCCGCGGCGACGCCCAGCAGCGCGGCGCCCACGTGCAGGATGACCGGCGTGTTCTTCACCGCCCAGCCGGCAACATTGTTCAGGTACGGCAGCAGCTGCTGCCCCAGGGAGATCGCCAGCGACTGGACCCGGGACTGCAGGACCGCGAACGACGCTGCGGCGGTTTTCTGCTGCGCCTTCACCGCCGCGCCGTACTTGCCCGTCGAGCTGTTGACCTGGTCCTGTTTCTGCCGCAGCACGTCGAGGTTGTTCAGCAGCGTCAGGATCGCGCTGGAGGACCGGCCGCCGCCGAACGCCCGGGACAGGATCTGCGACTGCTTCTCGATGGACAGCCCCGAGTCGTCCAGGTGCTTTTTCAGCAGCGTGATCGCGGCGATGATCCCGCCGGGCGACCGCATCGCGCTGGCCAGCTTCAGGCCGGTCAGCCCGATCTTGCCCAGCTGCTTATCGGCCGCCATGGACGGGGCGCCCAGCAGGGAGAACGACATCCGCAGCCGGGTAGCCGCGTCCACTGCGGGGATGCCCTCGTCGGTCATCAGGGCCAGCGCGGCACCGACCTGCTTGAGGGACAGGCCGAACGCCTTCGCCGAGGGCAGGATGCCGGTGCCGATCGCCTCGACGAAGTCCTGCATGCGCATGTTGCCCGCGCCCAGGATCGAGTTGACCGTCGCCGCGGCCTGCCCGAACGACTTAGCGCCGCGGATCCCGGACCGCCACGCGCCGCCGATCGCGTTGGTGACGTCCTCGAGGTTCGCGCCGCCGACCGCCGCCAGGTCCGAGGCGGTCTTGAGCGCCCGCATCGCCTTGGCGTTGTCCAGGCCGATCGACTTGAGGTGATACAGGGCCTCGCTGAGCTGCTCGGGGCCCTGCTGGGCGGTCATCCCCAGCTTCAGCACCGCAGCGGACAGGACCGTTACGTCCTTCTGGCTCGCCCCGGCCTGGGTCCGGATCTTCTCCATCGAGGACTGGAAATCGACGGCCATCTTCACCGACTCGGCGCCGATCGCCACCGCAGCCCCGGAGATCAGCACGCCGGTATGGGCGATGGTGCGGCCCATCTTGCTGATCCGCGACTCGGCCATGCCCGCGGACCGGCCGGCCCTGTCCAGGGTGCCGGACAGCTTGTCGACGCCGACCAGCTCGTACAAGACTCGGGTAATAGTGGCCACCGGTCAGCGCCCACCTCCCCGGTTGTTCCTGGCGGCCTCAGCGGCCTCCTGCTGTTCCTCGGCGCGGATCAGGTCCAGGGCCCTCCACTCGGCCAGCTCGGCCGAGGAGATGCGGCTCAGGAGCTCGGCGACGGTGAATCCTCCGAGTCGCTCGGCGAGCTCGAAGGCGTATCGCCGGTCTGGCCGGCTGCGGAGTTTCCCGCCAGTTCCTCAATGTCCTCAGCGGAGATGCGCGACAGCCGGGACGCGACATCGAACAGGCGGTCCAGCGGCGCAGCGTTCTTGTCGCCGAGGGCGTTGGCGTCCTGGTCGCGGAAGATCCGCTTGCCCTGGTCGTCAATGACGGACCGGACGACGAGCTTGGCGCGGACGTTCTCCACGTCACGGCGGTACTCGTACTGGCCCCGGATGATCTTCCCGGTGTGGGGATCACGGGCCGGGAGTTCCCGGGTGCACGACGCCTCGAAGTCGTCACGTTCCCGCCCGGTCAGGGCCTTGACCCGGACGGTCCCCTTCCACTCAGGGACATAGACGTCCTCGTACTCCAGGTCATCGGCCTGGAGGATCATGTCGCGGTTCAGCAGGCTCATGGGAGCTGGTCCGTTCGGTGGGGTGCGCGGTCAGCGAGGGCGCAGGGCGGCCCCGCTGTGGAGAGGATGCGGACGCCGGTGGCAGTCAGGTGATTTCGTGAGTGATCTCGGCGACCACCTTGGAGACCTCGGCCCGGGCCGCCGCGCCAGCAGGCCTGACCACGGGGAAGAAGTAGGGGTGTGACTCCTGGGTCACCCACCGGTCATGGCCCCACACGGGGTGTCGCCATCTGGTGTGGCCCTCCACGCCCTCCATGTACTGCGGGAGCGCCTTCTGGCCGTCCGGCATGCGCTTGGGGTCGACCAGGATGGTCACCTGGGCTTCCCGGCCCGTGGTGCGGACCTTGAGCCGGGTCGCCTTCTGCATGCGCTTGCGCAGCCCGGAGTGGTCCGGGCCGTGCGCCGGGATCGCGGCGATCGACGCCCGGACCGCGGGCACCAGCGGTGAGGCGGCCGAGCGCAGGCCGCGGGACAGCTTGCGCCGGACCTGCCTGCTGGCGCCCGCGGCGCGCAGCTTCGCCGACAGCACCCGCAGGTCAGTCCCGCTGACCTGCATGTGCATGCTCACGACGTAGGAATGGCGATGTTCTCGACCGGGACGCTGGTGATCGCGAACTGCACCTGGATCTGCGCCACATCCGTGGTGGAGGACTGCTTGGGCATGGCAGTGACCTGGACCGGGAACACGTCGCACTTGTTCGCGCTCCCGGCACCATCCCAGGGCAGCACGATGAACCCGGCCGACCCGCGGGCCAGCAGCGAGCGGATGTCGGTGCTGGTGGACGACATGTAGCAGTTCAGCGACGACGACGGCGCGGTGATCGCGCCGGACACCTGGGACACGAACTTGCTGCCCAGGTCCGGCGCGTCCTGGGTGTCGGAGGACACAGACCAGCCGTCCATCGAGGCGACCTCGCCGGTCACGTCGGTGCCCGCGGACATCTCCGCCAGGGTCGGCGTGTTCTTGTTGGAGATCGTCGGCACCCACCAGACCTTGCGCTGGCCGGGCGGCGTGTAACGGGTGGAGGAGCTGAGCGCGGTGGGGGTGGGCAGCGACATGTCCGGGCCTTGCCTTTCCTTGAGTGCATGCCAGCGGCCGGCGTGGCGGTACTGCCAGCCGGGGTTGGTCGTGCGCGGGATTTCGGGGGCGCCGGGCGCCGGGGGGTTACCGCTTGGTGAAGGCGTCGCAGGCGACGCCGACTACGATCTGCGCGACGGCGCCG